AGAAACTCTATGGTCTTTGGAGAGGCTGGAGTTGCCGGATAACCATATATTAATGGTTATCAATGATGCAAGTACAGATGCTGCGGTTAATATTATGCTTAATGAATACTTCCGGATAAATGAGCATAGGCAAACTATAAGGATGCGGACAAATGATACTAATTTAGGTGTCAAGAAAACACTCTTATCGGGTTACGAGGCGCTATTTGCGCAAGGTTGCACCCACGTCATCAACTTCGACTCAGACACCCTAATCAAACCAAACGCCGTAACAGAGCTGGTAAAACACTACATACCAGGAACGCTACTGACCGGCTTCCATTGTACGACGATGGGACGGCATCCTATAATAGAAGAAACGGAAACGCTATACAAAAAACAATCTGTCGGCGGTATAAACTTTTGCGTGGATAGGCAGGCTTATGAGAAGTATATCAAACCGGCCCTTAAAGAGCCCGTTGGCAATTGGGATCATTCGGCTTGCCGTGACGGTGCCTACTGCCTCAAACAATCCGTAGTACAGCACATCGGCCTCGAAAGTTCTTTAGGTCACCACGATACCCCGGACGTTGCAGATGACTTCAAATATTGGGATTTGCCCGATGTTACGTTAATGTGCGTGGATAGTCAGCCCGGTCGCCTGCAATCGGCACTGGCAAAGTGCACCGAGCAAATCAACTTTGGACAGGTGCAACTCTTATCACCTGACATAAAGTCCAAAGAAGAATACTCCCACTTCATGATGTACGAATCGTACAAGCATATCCATACTTCACACGTTCTCATATTTCAGCATGACGGCTATGTGAACAACTGGAAAGCATGGGATAACGATTGGCTTCAGTATGATTATATCGGCGCGCCCTGGTGGTATAATGACGGGCACGATGTTGGTAATGGTGGCTTCTCGTTACGGTCACAGCGATTAATGCAAATTGTGGCTACCGACCCGCGTATCAAAGAGTTTCACCCGGAAGATCATCAAATATGCCGGACGTATCGAACTTATTTGGAACAAACCTATAACATCCGTTTCGCGCCGAAAGAAGTTGCTGAAAAGTTCAGCTTCGAGGGATTCAGGCAGCCGGATAAATTCCTGAAAGATCAATTTGGAAAGCACGGCAATTATATTCGTACCGAACCAGTTAAGAGGGCGAATAATAAGTATGTGGTAGGGCAATTCGCAAGTTTAGGCGATATACTTTGGTTAGTTCCATTAATACGTGCCTTACAAGCCGAGGGTAATACGGTTTTATGGCCTGTCAATCCGGAATATGTTTGTTTGGATAAACACTTTCCTGATTTGAACTTTGTTGACCGCAATCAGATACCTATTGACTATGAATCTCGCCGTGTTGTTGAAACACCTTATGGGCGGTGGTTGCCATACCGGTTTGCTTCTGAAAATATGGGTTTGACGCTGCGTAACTGCATGGATGCGAAGTATCGCCTATTTGGGCACGATTGGAAGATGTTTAGGGAGTTGACTTGGGAGCGGGATTATCATAAAGAGGCTGAATTATATGATTTAGTTGTTAAATGCTGCAAGCCATACATCTTAGCTAATCGCCTATTCGGGGCGCAAGGGCAGTTTAAGATACAACCTCAAATAAATTCAGAGTTGCGTGTAGTAGAAATGAAACCCATACCCGGCTATACACTGCTCGATTGGGGCTTGATAATTGAGAACGCTACCGAAATACATGCGGCAAATACATCAATTTTATACATGCTTGAGGCTATGCAATTGGATATGCCGATACACTTATATAATCGTGGAGGCCTGTGGGGTGAGGTTGGGTTCTCGTACACGCAGTTTATTCATAGCAAACCGTATATTTTACATTAAGATGGAAACAGAAACGATACATCCGAGAGTATTTAAAGTAATTGATAGTTGTGTAACTATCGAACAGTTGAGAACGGCCTCGAACCTGGCAAGATGTTATCAATCCGGTCAAATAAAATGCAAAATATGGGACTACGTTAAATTAAGATGTATTTACGAGCAAGGAAAGCTATTGTCTGAAAAGGCAAATATATTAGTATCTACATTTTAAGATAAATGGTACGCCACCACCTACGACGGGGCAGTTTAAAATTGTGCGCGGCAGGTTGTAGTTAGCCTGGCGCTTAAATTATGAAATTCCTCCTTTGCCCCTACAACTGGCAGCACTCCACAATAGCAGGCGGCGAAGTTTACCTCATGCGCCTGTCAAAATACCTGCTGGATCAAGGTCATGAAATACGTGCTATTGTAGGTGGTGAAACTGCATACACCGACGAGCGTGGTATAGAATGTTTTCCGCAAGGCGACGGGTTGCAACTGTTTACCGAACATAACGATTTGGTTAAATGGTGTGATGTGATTATTACGCATTTGCTCGGATCTGCATACGGATACAATCGGGCTAATCAGCATAACAAACCGCTAATATTCATAGCTCATAATAATTCCAAAAACTATGCACCGATTCATGGTGAAATTGACCGGACGTATGTGATTTATAACTCTTATCAATTAAGAGATGACTTGCATAAGGCTTTCGGGCATTTCAGAGGTATGGTGCTGCATCCGTTCGGATTCGCACAGCAGCGCGGAACCGGCACCAAAATAACACTCATAAACTGCAATCATAACAAAGGCGGTCATATATTTGCTGAAATAGCATCCAGGTTGCCGCAATATCAGCTTTTAGGCGTATTTGGCGGCTATGGTGAGCAGATCGAAGCGCACCTACCTAACATTACCTATTTGCCGAATAAAAGCGATATGAGCGCTGTATATGCGCAAACACGGGTATTGCTCATGCCAAGTGAATTTGAAAGTTACGGGCAGGTTGGTAGCGAGGCTATGGAGTGCGGTATCCCGGTTATTGCTCATCCATGTCCGGGTATTCGTGAAAACCTATCGGATGCAGGTATATTTATTGACAGGAACAATATTGATAGTTGGGTATCTGCTATAGCCAGTCTGATGCAAAATGATACCTATTATTGGCGTCAAAGTGAGATCGTTTACCAACGGGCTATGCGTGTACGTGAAATGTCCGCGACTGAATTAGTTAAACTGAATGAATGGTTAGGAAAAATCAAAATATAAATAATATATTTGATACATGGGGCCAACAGATGTTTTAAGCGTTGCAGATGCCAAAGTATTCTTGCGCGTGGATTTTGCAGATGATGACGATCTGATCGAAGCATTAATAATTGCGGCTGTGGGTTATGTCGAGCAAGATACCAATTACCGACTATATCAGCGTAATGAAGTCATCATGACTACCGGTAAGTATTACTATACGGCCTTTCAGTATCCGTTAAATGGCGCATCGGTAGTTAATCAGGATTCAGCAGATACCAATACTTATACGCCGAAGTTGCGCTATGAAACATTGAGGACGATAATTGGATGGGCTAACGGATACATCTACTGGAATGCATGGTATGAGTTCTTTACCAATTATTACTATACGATTCACGCAGACCAGGATGTGACGTTCCTTTTGACACTTGACGTTGGTTATGCCGATACCGCAAATATCCCCGGTGATTTAATGACGGCAGTTAAGCAGATTGTTTCATACACCTATGAAAACAGGGATATGGCTAAAGTAGATATGCCATCAAATATTACCATGTTGTTGAGTAAGTATAGAAGATTTTCGGGGATAGTATGAAAGCAGGTAAAATAAAAATAAGCCGAACCTATATAAATGATGTTAGGCGCTCTGAAATAAGTGACTTATACTTAGTATTCAATCAATTTATACCTGTTTACATTCAAGACAACCCAATGGATGAACAATTGATTTATTGGGGGTATTCAAACCAGTTTGATGATATAAAAGAAGGTGAAGTTGTTCCTTTATATGATGTTATATTAACAACTAACGATACTGGAGCAACTATTGAATTTAAACGTTTACCATGAACCCCGGCAAACTCAACCACCGCTTAAAATTCTCACAGCAGGTATCGATACCAAACGATTCAGGCGGCGCAACGGTTACGACTACGCCGGTAGTTATTTCCGATACAGTGCCTACTGATACTACATGGGGTAGCTTAGAACCGATCAAGCAATGGGAACAGGTTCGGTTAGAGGGGTTTGCTACGGTACTGGATAGTGACCGGGTTGCTGTTATCCGTTATCGTAAATCGGTGCAAATAACCAAAAGTATGATATTCGAGGATTTGAACAATCCTGGTAATGTTTATACGGTTCATTCAATACTACCCTATCAGCCCGGTTCGAAGTCTACCTTTCAGAATACCGACCAGCAGGTTTATAAGGATCAGGTTTATGTGTTTATTTTGGCGAAGTTGAGGGTGTAGGTATGAACACCGTCACCGGCCTACCACAACTATTAGCCAAGTTTGCCGATTTAGGCGTACAGGGTGAACGCATAGCATCAGCATCAGTTAACGCGGTTGGCGATTTGATTGTAGCCGATGCTAAACAAATGGCACCGGCAGATTTGGGTAAAATCAGGCAGGGAATTATCAAAGAGCAATTATCACAGTTCCAGGTTATGATCGCTGCGACCGCACCTGAAAGCGTATTTCAAGAATTTGGGACAGGTGGCAAGGTTGATGTTCCGGCAGAAATGGCCGATGTAGCTTCACAATTTCAGGGGCAAAACGGCGGCGGGATGGCTGATTTTATAGTGGCATTGACCGGGTGGATCGAACGGCATGGGATAATGGGAACTAAAAACGAAACACCGGAACAAATCGCATGGCCTATGGCACGTGCAATACTACGCGACGGCCTGCAACCCCAACCATTCCTTTACCCCGCATTTGTAGCGCAATCAGCCAAATTAATCCCAATGTTGCAAACGGCTTTGAGTGAGTTGTTAAAGTCTAAACAAAGTTAGTATATTTGGCTATGGTTAATCCCGATCCAAACATTCGTAAAGCATACATTGCCGCTTTTGCCGGGATTCAATACAATTCGGTTGATGTGCCGACATACGATAGCCAGGTGCCAAAGGATGCTGCAATTGCACCTATACGCATTATGCTATCCACCCAAACCAAAACACAGCATAATACGAATAAATGTGGGCATAATTGGCAGTGTTCCATATTGCTTGACATCGTATATGAGCAGCAGCAAGGTTATGTCGATAGGGCTGTAGTGGAAAACATCGAGCAGCAAATATCAGATATTGTTGATTTGATCGGTCAGAACGATTTGGCAATACCACCGTTCGCTGTATTGAATACGCAGATGCTTAACTCTAACGACATTATTACCCAAACACCTACAACCACCGTAACACGTAAATTGATCAGGTATCAGCATATTTTACAGGGGATATACTAATGGCAAGGAAGAAAAAACAAGTTGAAGAACCGTCAAATGTCGATGAAAAAATCGCAGAACAGATACGCAAACGCGCAGAACCGGATTATACCGAACAGATAAATAAGGCTAATGATGTTTGGCGGTCGAGGCATATTAAATAATAAATTTGCAAATACCGATTTTTGATTATATTTATAAAAAATTAAGAAAATGGCAGACACTAATCCCGTATACTTCCCAGGTAAGGACATGTTTATCTACATTAATGGTGTTGCCATTGGATGTGATGAAAACTGCGATGTCGAGATGGTTATAAAAACCTTCGACAATTCCAATAAATGTACGGTTGATGCAAGCGGTAACTTGTTCGGGTCAATGATTGCACTGTCAACTTCAATGAAGATAACCGGAACCGGGTTTTCTGTACTGGATAAGAGCCAAAGCGGTGGCGCTGATACCGAAATATCCGGCGCATCATTAATGCACCTTGCCATTACAAAAGAAAAGGTTTTTTGCAGCGTTATGATCGGCCCGAATTTCTACGGCTGCGACGGCTACCTGACTAACATCAAACAATCGGGTAAATTTGACGAGATTGTGCGCTATTCGTACACGTTTGATTCGTCCGGTGTGATTACTGAAGTTCCTGTTTCTTAATTTATGCGGGGGATAACTACGGTAAATATCGGTGGTGAACCGAGGGCAATATCATTAAACAATAACTTCATTCTGCTTTTAGGCATACATCTCAAATGCGAACCTTTAAATATTCAAACTAAGGTTATTGACATAGCCGAAGCAAATCCATTACGCGCCCTAACTTCAATCATATATTGCGGCCTTTGTGCCTACCAGGAACGTATCGGCAATTACGAACATGGGCTAACGTTACAGCAAGTTTCTGAATGGGTTGACGAAGCTGACCAAAATGAGTTTCAATCTGTTTGGGATGAGTTCGCCTCTATAATGGGTATACCCAAAGCCAGCGAGGAGCAAATTAAGGCTTACGAAGAGCGTATAAAAAAAAACTTAACGCAGACGAACAACCAGACCAAGACGCCACGCCAAAAGAAATAACTTTCAAAGAAATGTTTGAGGATGCTGTAATTCACATGGGGTTGATGCCCGATGAGTTTTACAACATGACCATGTATGAATATCGTTGCATTATTTGCAGGCGAGAGTTTGATAATGCACGTAAATGGGAGCATACGCGAAAGATATGGGATATTTTATTGCGGGTTAATTCGACCGAAAAAATACCGGCTATAACTGAAGTAATGCCATTACTGACCGATCCAATTCCAAAAGCCATAAAGGCACCAACCTCTGAAGATAAAGCGGAATTACAGCGTAAAGCTGAAGAACGTATAAGGCAATTTGCTAATCGTGGAAAAAAGTAATAGATTTATAGCATGAGTGATCTGAACGTTAAAATAGGCGCTGATATTTCAACTTATAAACAGGGATTAGCCGATGCAGCTAAAACGGCTGAAACATTCTCATC